TTCTGCAATAGACTTAATATACGAATATGAATTGACAGTGCTGTTTCCCCTATACCTGCTGGAAGCACATATATTAAGGTAATCAATGAAAATAATGTCAGGTCTAAATGACTTCTTAAGGGCGAGTTCATTAAGAAGTGCTTTAAAGTGTCCAGCATGAGCAGAAGCGGTAGGATACTCTTTAATAATTAGGGTTCCATTTGTCTTCTTAGAGATGTTATTAATTTTAGTATCAAAAACACTCTTCGGAAGTTCAGAAATGTCTTTGATGTTTACGTTGAGGAGGTTCGCGTCAATTCGTTCAGCAATTCTCTCTTCCGCCATTTCCATTGTAATGTAGAGAACGTTCCTCCCCTGGAGCAACACGGAGCTAGCCACATGGCACATGAATAGAGACTTTCCGACCCCAGTACCAGCGAGCGCGACATTAAGAGTCTTGTTAGGTAAACCGCCTTTCGTGATTTTGTTAAAGTAGTCGAGATCAAATTCAATTCTGTCTTCCTTTTTCCTATAGTATTCAAATCGTCCTTCTGCGTCTACGATGTAATCATGACCAACATGATTATCGAAACTTACTGCTAATGCTTCCTGAAGGATAGAAGGAATAGCATCTCTATTTTTATCACCTTGCCCATCAGCAAGTTGAACTGATTCCATAAGTGCTAGGTATATAGCACGATCACGACACCATTTCTCAGTCGTATTAATCAACCAATCATTTTCAACACTGATTGGATCTAAATTCTGAATGAGATTACAAATCTCACCATACTGCTGTTGATTAAGATCAGAACGATCATCAACATCAATTATTAAAGATTCCCTTGTGGGAATACTATTATATTCAATTACAAACTTTTTAATTTCTTCATATACAACTCTCTGATTAAAGTCTTCGAAATATTCTTCTTTGATGAAAGGAAGAACTTTTCTAGTATACTCTTCATCATTTAAGAGGCATTTTAAAATTAAAAATTCAACTCGTTCCAATCATCAACCTCCGTAACTAAAATGTCCTTGTGCAATCACATCTAATTTTTCCATAACTTCTGGAGTAAAGTATGTTTCTGGATCCTTCAAGATCTGCTTTGCATAAATTTTCTTACCATCAAATTCATAACGACCAGCAACATTCTTCCACATTCCACCAAGTTCTCCTAATTCAAGAAGACCATAATAACGATCAAGACCACGCTCATCATAATAAAGTCGAATTTCAACTTCTTTATTTTCTTTACTTAAACGCGACTTATTAGTCTTTGCCTTGATAATGTTTCCAACAACTTCTGTTCCATCTTTTTCTTTCTTCTTAGATAGATGAATAATCGTGGATGCCGCATACTTAAGACCAGAACCTCCACCCATTTCTTTAGTTGGAACATATGATCCGATGACATCATAAGTGTGATTAGTAACAATCATAGGAATGTTTGCTTGACCCAACTTGAGAGTGAGCATACGGAAAGCACCCTTAATCAGTTGGGATTTGGTCATATCCCGAACTTGTTTTTCATTGAGTGCGTCAGTAATCTCTTTCTCAGTTGAAAGCATACCCAAAGAGTCTAGCACAAACATGCAAGGTCTACGTTCTTCTGCAGATTCTTTCATATAAAGATCTACTGCTTTGAGTGCCTTACTACGAAACTCTTCCACAGTTACAACATTGACAACTACAGTCCTATTGAGATCTATCCCACGACTTGCGAGTAGAGATTTATTAACAGCGGCTTCAGTGTCAAAATATAGACAATACCCATCAGGATTAGAATTAAGGAAGTTCTTGACGACAGCAAGGGAGAAAAAAGTTTTTCCAGTGCTAGACTCCCCAGCAATGGCAGTAATCTTATTCCCAGATACACCACCAAATATAGACCCTGAACAAAGTCCGTTAAAAATGTACGAACCTGTGTCCACAAAAGTTTCAGTCTCATCAATATCGGCAGCGAGTTTGGTATAGTCATCTCCGATCTCTTTTACAATATCTTTTAAAAAATCCATATTAATTAGTAGTAGAGTACAAGTATAACATCAGGAGAAGAATGAATCAAGAGTTCCTCTCTTCTCGGATTCCCATCCAATAATTTCCAGAATACTATTTACAGGATTAAAGAATGCCTTTTCAAACTGTAAATCATAATCAACTTCAACTCCAAATTCTTTTGGGAATTCTTGAATGAATGCGATTACATTTTCCCTGAATGGATTGGGAGTTTTTAAATAAAAGAATTTAATCCTTTCTCCATTCTGAATAAGTGAATATTTATTGGTAAGTTTCTTTTCTTTGAGATAATGATTATACAAAAGAACTGCTTTAGTATGACCTGGAGTTCCTTTGACATAAATGTCAGAATAAGATCTATACTTCTCAACATCACTCACTCCGCGAGGGAAAGCAATATCTTCCACAGGTAAAGTATTAAACTTTTTCCTACACTCATCAATATACTGAATAATTTCATCATTAGTGCCAGTAAGAATAATCTTAACAGCATCCTTAATCATCTGACGACATGGTGCAGGAGTAGAAGACTTGATTGCCTCAAGTCCCATAATCTTGAGTTTTGGTTCAGCATACTGAACACCTTCACTATTCCACACATTCAGAGCATATTTTTTCTTTGCTGTCCACACTCCACGTTCAGCAATATTCTCACGCTTCATAACCATCATCTGACTATAAGCATTCACATAATCAGATAGTTCTTGATAAGATTTTTCAATAAAAGGTTCAAACTGTGTTTGACAGATTTTATCAAGAACAGAAACAATCTTCTCTGGATTCTGATCCTTCCCCTCAAATAATTTATCAACCAAAGGTTTAAGATTAAGGTAGATAGAATCAGTATCGATAGCGATGACGTAATCAAAGTCATCCGACTTAAGAATATTATTCAGAAGATTATTCAGTTTATTCTCAATCCAACGGATAGAGACTTCACCAGAAAGCGTAATCGCTTCCGCATTGGCCAATTTGTAGTACCTAAAATACTGATTACCAATAGCACCATATGCAGAGTTGAGTTGAATCTTGCGAGCCATCTGAATGTTGTTGCACCTTGCAATCTCTTTCTCCAGTGCTTTAGTCGGAGTCTTTTCATAATCTTGTTTCGCAGCAAGCATTTTCTTTTTATAGATGGTGCGATCTTTATAGATCTTATCCATCAACTCTGGCAAAAATCCACGGACATCTTTGCGATACATTGCACCATTAGCACATACAGCATAATCCTTATACATCTCAAAAGTTAGTTTCTTTTCAAGAATCTTATCGATAGTAACACTTGGATGCTTTTCTTCAAAGAGTGTCTCTGGGGAAATGTTGTATTGCATAATAAGGTGTGGGTACAGTGAATTAAGGTCAAAAGACACAATCCAATCATAAGCACCTGGAATAGGATCCTTTACAAAAGCACCCTTGTACTTTTCATCCTTCTTATTTGCTGTCTTTGGTGGGATTACAATGTTTTTCTTTTTCAAGTAATTGTAGATAATAGTATCCCACATTGTAACCTGAGTGAATACATCATTATAGTTCACTTTAGCATCATATGCCATTGTAATCGCAAGTTCAATCAGTTTCATCTTGTCTTCCATTCGGTCAACAAGTTCCACGTCAATGATATTGTATTCTACAAACTTCTGCCACCCATTTGTGTAGAAATCTTTGAAGGTCTCAAACTCAGAGTGGTCTAGTTTTTTCTGTCCCAGTTCTACACTGGCAATGTAATCAAGTCGATAAGACTCCTGCTTTTTGTAAGTGAACTTTTGATAAAGAGTTAGATAGTCAAGTTGAGTAACTCCACCAACATCATAATATATCGCATCACGATGATTTTTAAGAGTTTTCTTTTCGGTAACAAGTCCCCAAGGAGAAAGACGCTTCATCAACTTTTCACCAAGAACACGATCAATACGACGAACCAAATAAGGCATATCGTAAAACTCACTGTTCCATCCAGTCACAACCTCAGGACAATTTTCTTCAATCATCCACCAGTTGATGAAATCAGTCAAAAGATCATACTCAGTATCAAATCCTTTGTAGATAACATTCTCCTGTTTATTATCAAAAGAACCTCTACCCCAAGTACGAATTTGTTTCGTAGTATAATCTTGTAGAGTGATCAAAAGAACTTCTTCGGCAGCAGATTCAACATCAGGGAAACCATTCTCTGATGCAACCTCAATATCAATTGTTGAAATTTTAATGTTCTTTGCATCAAAAAGAATTTCATCATCAGGATACATTTCAGAAATGTACTGATAAATAAACCTCTCGTTTCCGTAGATTTTAAATCCTTCTACACCTTCGTACTTTTTGATAAACTCTCTGGAGTCACGAATACCACCAGGTTTAACAGTTTCTACATAATCACCTTCTAGTGTTTTATATTTTGTTTTCTTTTTAGAAGGAACGAAAAGTGTTGGATAAAACTTCTCTCGGGTCGCAAAGTGATTTCCATTTTCATATCCTCTAACAAGAACGTTATCACCAACTACTTGGACGTTTGTGTAGAAGCGCATTATTTAATAAGATCTAAGTATTTTTGAAGAAGAAGTTGATTAGGTTCGAAGGTAGTCAGAATTTTATCAAAATGAACAGCAAACCAATTCTCATTAGTATATTCGAGTAACCAAGGAGAAAGAGTTAGATCTTCATTTACAACAAAAGGTTCAGTAAGTTTTACATCTGGATCACCATATGCATCTGGATTTTCTAACATAGCAGGCATCTTTTTTCTCTCAACTTGAGAGATTAATGTTAGTCCATTTTCAAAGATTAGAACATTAATATCTTTATTTTCCATTATTAATTTCTGCAGTTTTGACAATCAGTTTCTTCTTCATCCCTGTAGTTCATACCAACATTCCATTCAGTTGCTTCGAGAACATTCTTTTCATACATTTCAGAAAGCATATCTACAGGATCGACATAAGTAACAACCCAATCAAGAGGAACAGGAATTACTTCACCCTTACCAAAAGGAATCCATGGATAAAGACTAATATCAATTGCAGTTTTTTCTGGTCCAGGTTGTCTCTCTGGAGGTGGACCTTCTGGACCTTCATCAGGTTGAATTACATTAACCAAGCATGGTTTACCAAGATAAAATCCACTAACAACTTGTACTTGATTACCTTCCTTATCGATTTTGGTAGTGTATGCTTCTTGCAAGTCCGCAACAAGTCTTTCTCCAGACTTTAGAATAATATGTTTGATTGCCATCTTTACAATTTTAATACCTCTATAGTTTACCAATAAAAAAGAGGGGCGTCAACTGGATTTGGCCAGTTACCCCTCCGTCTGCGACGACGATATTCAGTTTCTATTTATTCAATTTTCAGGATGTGTCATGATAGTACAGGCGACAGGACTGCCCAACTAAAAAGAGAGGTTGCGGTCCCAAGTGCAAGAGTGGCGGCTGTGAAATTCATAAGTCGTCCTCCATAAGTACATAACTATCTATATTATACTGTATCACAGTGATACACTTCTGTATCAACCGCAGCAAAAATTAGTCAGGATTTATAGATAATCCTTCCTTTGGTGGTGCTCTGGGACAATCTTACCGAGTGTAATACTCAGTAACCCATCCTCAAATACAACTGATCTAACTTCCGTTTCATCTGAGAGGGTCCAAGATCTGGTGAAAGATCTCTGAGCCACTCCTCTGTGGACATACTCTGTTCCACTTTCTTTATCCTCTTTTTGTCCTTCGACAAAGAGTTTACCATCTTGTGTGTAGACATTTACTTCTGCTTTTTTGAATCCTGCTAATGCGAGTTCTAGTCTCGATTCCGTGCTGCTGACCGTGACTAGATTGTATGGGGGATAGTTTGTCGTCGTTTCGTGCAGTTTAAACAGACGATCAAAGTATTCGTCCATACCAATACTGTTTCTATTTATACGGTCTAACAGCTGATCCAAGTTGGCAGCATTATACTTCATGAGGTTAGTCATTTTACTTCTCCTTTTAAAGCGAGATTTGATTGTGTGGACCCCGAAGGCATCCGATATATTTATAGCACGATACAAAAAAAGAGGCAAGGTAAAAACCGAACCTCTTTATAGGGTGTTCCGATTGTAGAGTGTGCCGCACGAAAAGCACGAAACTATTTATGCTTCCTCTTGGGGTTTTGACTTCTTACCAATATTATACTTTTGCTCCAGTTCCCAGTCTCCTTTATCCCTGTAAGAAAGGACTTTAATTTGATTTAAAGGTGCAATATCAGAAATCATTTCTGGAGATACAACACTGATCAATCCCCAATCCGAAAGAAGATTAATAATTCTGTTGCGACGTTGAACGTCATTTACTGTAAGATTTGCTCTCTTACCATCCAGAGCAAAAAGTTCTTTAAAGTGGGTGATATAATATCTACCTTGCTTATGAAGAATATGAGCACTCTGATAGAGTTTCTTTTCTTTTCTTGATGCTACTCCGATACGAGTCAAAGTTTCTCTAACTTTTAAAAAATCATCTGGTTCATTAAGAAGAACCTCTACCATCATCTCTGGGGTCCACTTTACCTGTGGTTCAACTGTTTGATTTGACATTCTTTCCACCTTTTTCAAGTCGTTGTTTTATAAAATTAAGTTGTGTATTATTTAGGATTTTTAAAGCTTGAGATGCCTTTTCATTACTGTAACCATAGTATTGCTTCACTAATTCAAGGTCTTCAACTTTGTCTTTTCGGATCCAAGGAGAAAATCTCTTCTTTTTCCTGATGCTATTTAGATAGAAAGCATACTGCATATCTTTTGAGATATGAGGTTGCATGTTCATTTCATTCGCATAAAGAATACAATCAACATGTCCAGACATACAACGATTGATGATGTAAGGTGGATAATCTTTTTTATTTGATGGGTCTTCCATCAAATTTTCTTTAGTAAGATTAATCGAATTCAACCAGTCTTTCAGTTCCATTATTTAAATACAGCAGTAACACCAACAACTTTCGCACCAGGATTTCGTGCAAGAGCAACTTCTCTTGCATCCTGGTAATCTCTTGCGATCACACTTTCAGTAAAGACTTGACCTGCCTTATACAATTTCACTTCGCATTTCATAATTAAACAATAGCAATTCTTTTCTTTCTTTCTGGTCTCTCATGTATTCACCAACAGACCTCATGGTATAAGTAAGGTCAAACTCGGCAGCATTCCAATCAGTAAATCTATCTTTGATTAGTTGCGACGAATTGTAAGAAATAAGTTGATGACCGATAAAACGATCACAATCCCCAGCAAAGGTGTCGTGGTCAAATCCTTTGTGCATAGATCCCCTTCGACCATAAAGATTACTTCCGATCTCGTAGGGGGGATCAAGGTAGGTAAAGGTGTCCTTGTCGTCAGTAAGGAGTTGTTCATAAGTCAAATTAGTTATTTTCCAGTCGGAAATGATCTTGGAATAACCGGGCAGTTTCTCAATTCCGCGCAGAGTAAAGTTATTTGATGACGCCTGCGCTGAGAAAGACGAACTCTCAGTGAGTCCACTGAACGAGCACTTATTAACGACATAGAAATGAACAGCGCGATCAATAGCAGATAAAGTCTGATCATTGACCTTCTCCTTTGACTGTAAGAACAATTCTTTCGCCAATTCTGGAGTATTATTTGATGTCTTTAGATCAACCAGAGTATCTTTGAGTATATCCCCTCTATCTTGCAACTGTTGCCAAAAATTTACAAGTGGTTGATAAAGATCATTTACCCAAATATTTAGGTGCGGATACTTCTTTGCGATATGAATTGCAACACTTCCACCACCGAGAAATGGTTCTCGGTATTCCTTATAGTCCCTAAGGTCTGGAATGTATGGATCCATTTTGGTGCAAGCACGAGACTTGCCGCCAGGATAACGAAGAGGAGTTTTCAAAGATTTCATAATCACATAATAAGTTTCTTTTCGTCTGGAGTAATTAGTTTACTACCATACATCTGATTATAACTCTTTTTAGTATCCGAGTTAAGATCAGCAACATATACAACGTGGTTTTTAGATACTTTAATTTCTGGACTATCAGGATCAATCATGGTTGCCCACGGAAGAACTCCTGCTTTCCCACTCTGATCATAATGCACCACAAGAGCATTTTTGAGAACAATATAATTATCATCCTCAGATACAACTTCTGCGACAATCTCTTCACCGAGAGATCCAGAAGCACTCATAGTCATACGAATTAGTTTTGCTTCAATCATTTAAAATTACACTCCATTTCATTATTAGGTGTAGTAGGACGATTGCTGACAGTAGCATATGCACCATCATCATCCTCGTAAACTTCAATCACTTTGCATTGATCTTTGAATAGATTTAGAAGGTCTTTATGAAGATCTTCACGAGAAGATGATTTGACATAGTTATTATCAAATTCATCATGATAAGCAATATTATAACT